TGCAAATATGACTTCTTTTTATTTTATTCGTTTAGGAGATAGCCAATAATGGAAAAAGATTATTTACAATTAGCTTTAGCAACTTTTAATGGTGGTATGTGGTATGGTTGGAAAACACATGATAGCAATGGAGATAAAATTTCTAATAACCAAAGAATGACTTATGCAAATATTGAAGTTATAAAAGATGGTGCTACTATGCCGAGTGAGGCAGAAGTAAATGCAAAGATACAAGAATTAAAAGACGCTGAACAAGCAGCAATAGACAAAAAAGCCTCTGGTAAACAGAAGCTAAAAGATTTAGGATTGGACGACGCAGAAATTAACGCGTTGATAGGATAAATTATGGCGATAACTAGAATAGGACCAAATCAATCAGTAAACCTTGCAAGCAATGTTACAGGAACATTGCCAACGGCTAATGGTGGTACAGGTGCAACTAGCTTTTCACCTGGTAAAGTTTTACAAGTTATAAATGCAACAAGCACGGCCGAAACTGTTTTAACAGATAGTAGCACAGCTGATACTGGTCTTACTGCAAATATAACTCCAGCATCTACTTCCAATAAAGTTTTAGTTAACGCTCATATTCAAGGTGTTGGAAAAGATAATAATGGATATGTTGTACTTAAACTAGTTAGAGGCTCAACCGATCTTGCTACATTTGAGCAAAGAGGTGCAGATACTGATACGGCTGACACTAACAAAGTGGGTGGTTGTTCTATTTCTTTTTTAGATAGTCCATCAAGCACATCAGCAACAACTTACAAAGTTACTGTTACTGGAAATGGGAATAGTTATGTACAAGTTGGTGATAGTAATCCAACACATACAATAACATTAATGGAGATTTCAGCATAATGGAATACATTTCAATGTTAAAAATATTAGAAGCAGTTCAAGCAATTGATCCTGACGCAAAAGTCGCTATTCAAGGACATAATTTAGATGATTTTGTTATAGAGTTTTCTGAAGGCACAGCTGAGATTCCAAGACAAACAATTATAGACAAGTATAACGAACTTAACGGAGCATAGACCATGCTCGGACTAACTTCCTTATCCGGTGCTCCAATATCGACATCGTTCTTTAACCCAAATGTTACAATCAATGTAACAGCAAATCCTTTAACATTAAGTATAGGTAGCGCATCTGCATTAGCAGGAGCCTTGGTACAACCAACTGGTAGCCCTTTAACACTTGGTTTTGGATCTCTAACAATTAGTGGTAAAGCAAATGTTACACCTACAGCAACACCATTTACTTTAGGTGTAGGTACAATTACAGTATCAGCAGCAGCTAATACAAGTGTTACAGGAAACCAATTGACCTTGACTACAAGAAGTGCTACAATCACTGCAGCTGCGAATGTAAGTCCTACAGGAGTGCCTATGACTCTTACAGTCAATGATCCAGGTATCATTACATGGCAACCTATAGATCCAGGAGCATCACAAACATGGGTTAATATAGACCCTTATTAGGAGAATTATGGCATCAAGTTTTTCAACAAATTCAAAATTAGAACTAGTTACTACCGGTGAAAAAGCTGGTCTTTGGGGCACGATTACCAATACAAATTTACAAATATTAGAACAGTTATCTACAGGATATTTATCACTAGCTGTAGGTGGTGCAGACGTAGCATTAGCATTAGATAATGGAGCTACATCAAATGGTAAAAATATTTACATTAAATTAACAGGAACTTTAACGGGTAACAGAGCAGTTACTATTCCAGACACTGCAGAAAGAGTGATGGTGTTTGAAGATGCAACTACAAGAGAAAGTTCTGGTTCAATAAAAACATTGACTATTAAAACAGTGTCAGGATCTGGTGTTACAGTACCATCAGGTGCAACGGTATTAGTGTATTCGGATGGGACTAACGTTAATCTTGGTATGAAAACTAAAGGTTATCTAACAGTAAACTCTTCTACTGTAACAGCTTATACAGCATCTGCTGGTGAACAGATTTTTGCAAATACAACAGCTAACCCAATTACAATTACACTTCCTACATCACCTGCTACAGGAGATGAAATTACATTCATCGATGCGAGAGGGACGTTTGCAAACAACAATTTAATATTAAATAGAAATGGTCAGCCTATCAATACAGGCACATCTAATCTAACATTAACCACTAACGGCCAAGCTTTTACATTAGTGTATGTAGATTCTACAAGAGGTTGGGCATACAAAACTAACACGGCATAAGGAGCACGGACCATGGCTCTTATTGAATATAATTTTCTTCCAGGAATTGACAAACAAGATACGACTGCAGGTGCAGAAAATAGATGGATAGATTCTAGTAATGTTAGATTTAGATATGGTCTTCCAGAAAAAGTTGGTGGTTGGTCTTCTTTAATATCAGATAGTATTGTAGGAGTTGCTAGAAAACAACATGCTTTTGTTGATCTAGAAGGTAATAGATATGTAGCTATTGGAACTGACAAATTTTTATTATTATATTTTGAAGGTCAACTGTTTGATATTACACCTATAAAATCTACAATTGGAAGTGTTGTTATGTCTGCTCAAGATGCAACACAAGAAGTATCTTTAACGTTTTCATCCAATCATAATTTACAATCAGGTGATATTATTTTATTAGATAGTGTTACAGTTCCAAGTGGTATTGGTTTAACGGATGCTGCATTTGAAGATAAACTATTTCAAGTGACGAGAGTTACATCTTCTCTAGTAGCAATTGTAACTGGAACACAAACTACAACAGGAGCTGCCGGTGGTGGCGCATGTAGTGTAATTCCTTATGAACCAGTGGGTCCTGCCGCACAATCTTATGGTTATGGTTTTGGTATTGGTCAATATGGTGGTACTGTTCAAAGTCCATTTACAACAACTTTAAATGGTGCTTTACTTGCAGATACTAATGGTACAGGTGGATCAGGAACTGTTATTAATGTTACATCAAACTCCGGTCTTCCAACAACAGGAACTATAGCAGTTGGTAATGAATTAATTACTTACACTGGAAAAGGTACAAATACTTTAACAGGTATCACTAGAGGTGCTTTTGGAACTGCAACTGTTGGTACATCAAACGGTCAAGCTCATTCAAATGGTGCAACGGTTACAGATGCTTCAAACTTTACTGGTTTTGGAAGCGCTGTACAGGCCTCTCAAGTAATACTAGAACCTGGTTTATGGAGTCTTGATAATTTTGGTCAGGTATTGGTTGCAACAATTGGAAACGGTAAAACATTTACATGGAATGCAGGAGCTGCAGCACCAACAACAGTAAGAGCAGCCACTAATACTTCTGGTTTTTCTACATCATCAAATCCAACAGCAACAAGAACAACTTTAATTTCTCCAACTACACGTCACTTAATTCATCTTGGAACAGAAACAACTATTGGCGATTCAACTACACAAGATGATATGTTTATAAGATTTTCTAATCAAGAAGATATAAATGATTACACTGCAACAGCAATCAACAGTGCTGGTGATTTTAGATTACAAGATGGTACAAAAATTGTAGGTGCAATTAAAGCAAAAGAAACAATTCTAGTCTTCACAGATAATGCACTATACACCATGAAATTTATTGGTGCTCCGTTTACATTTAGCTTTGAACAAGTAGGTACAAACTGTGGACTGATAGGTAAGAATGCAGTTGTTGAGATAGATGGTGCAGCATTCTGGTTATCTGCAAATGGTTTTTTTATGTTTGATGGTACAGTTAAATCATTACCATGTTCTGTTGAAGATTTTGTATTTGATGATTTTGATACTACAAAAGGTCAACAGGTTGCAGCAGGTATCAATAATCTTTTTACAGAAGTTATTTGGTATTATCCTTCGTCTAGTTCTAGTTTTAATGATAAATATGTTGTATTTAATTACGGTGAACCAATGAAAGGTGGTGTTTGGTATACAGGAACAGAATCAAGAACTTCTTGGATTGATGCAATTGTATATCCAAAACCATATGGTACAAAATATAACAGCACAGCAAATGGTACTTTTCCAATTGTTGTAGGTCAAAGTGGTTTAGGTCAAACTAAATTTTTTGAACATGAAGTAGGGACAGATCAAGTTAATGAAGATGGGTCTACTACTATAGTTTCATCATTTGTAAAATCATATGATATTGATTTAGAACAAAGACAAAGAAATGCTCAAGGGAAAGCTAGCGGTCCTAAAGTTGCAGGAGAAGTATTTTTAGCTATGAGAAGATTTGTACCTGATTTTAAAACTTTAGTTGGTAATGCAAAAGTAAGTTTGGGAATAAAAAGTTATCCTCAAGAATCTGATAGCACAACAGCGTTGAGTCCTTTTACAATAAACTCAACTACAATTAAAAAAGATACAAGAGCTAGAGGTCGATTTATAAACGTTAAAATAGAGAACGATGATAGTGGTGAGTCTTGGAGATTCGGCACACTTCGTTTGGATGTACAACCAGATGGACGTAGATAATGGCTAAAATAAATGTTAGAATACCAGAACCAAAAACAGAATACGATGTATCTAACCAAAAACAAATTAACAGAGCTTTAACTATTATGAAGG